GGGTGGCGGCGGCGGGGGCGGGAGAAAGAAACAGCCAAGCCCGCCGAATCTAGTAAGGAAGATTCGGCGGGCAACCCCCTAAATTAAGACGAGGAAACAATCATGAAATACACAGCAATCATCATCGCTTCGGCGACAGTAGCTTTTTGCGTGCAGGCATACGCGAAAGCGCAGGCATATATGGACTACACGACAGCTTCTTCAATCAGTGTGGACGCTATCGACCCATACGAAAACATCCGCGATGTTGTAGCCCGCCATGAAATGCAAGCGGCGGCAAGAGTGACGCGCGAAAACGAAGCCGCAATAGCGGAAATGTACGAACAACTGACAGCCGCCGAGAGAATGCGCGGCGACGCGGAGGTTAAATAATGTTTGCAGTATTTGGAAAATTAAAGAAAAAAGAATATGAAAAGTCATTTAACAAACTTGGCATAAAAGTCCAAGACGAAGAAAAGACTTTTGCTAAAGATATGGGCTGCTATCAGATTTCTGGCGACTTTTCGTCCGAAAAGATAGCTATGGATTTTGTGGAGCTTTGCAAGGGGCAGGAAGATTTTATCCGCCCTGTTTATATAGCAATTCTCAAGCCTCAAGTTGATGAGCATGGCAATGAGAAGGTGGGTAAGAAAACTGGTAAACCATTAATGCGATATTGCAAATACAAGGAGATTCCGAAATGAGCTACCACCAACCATACACCATGAACGGCAACCGTTCGGTAAAGGTTAAAGGCTTTATGGGCTTGCCGCGCAGCCTTAACGTAGTCATGCGAAAAGTACGAGGCGGGTATCAAGTCGGAATCATGCCTGACGGCTACAACAAGGTCACATACCGACCCGACAAGACAAAGCGGGCGAAGTTGGAGAATGTTCAAGTTTTCAAGAAGGAATCTGACGCGCGGGTCTATATGGATAGTCTTTTGGCGGGTGGGTTATGAAGATTCGATGTTCATCCATTGCCGACATCATCGGCAAGCCAAAAACAAAAGGCGAGACCATCACAGAGACCGCTAAATCAAAACTGATTGAGATGGCGAAGCGCGAACTGTTCGGCTTTGAATCTTTCGAGGGCAACGCCTATACCGAAAAGGGCGACCTAATGGAAGAGACCGCCGTCAAATACAGCGGCTTGGTACGCGGTAAAGAGTACCGAAAAAACACTGAACGGCGCGTCAATGACTGGCTGACGGGGGAGTGTGATATTCACGATTCAGACGACCGTCTGATTGTTGATACGAAGTGTTCATGGGATATCGGGACGCATCCATTCTTCCACAACGAGGCCGAAAAGAAAGCAGTCAAAGCGGGCTACGACTGGCAAATGCAAGGCTATATGTGGCTGTTTGATTGTGACCGAGCCGATATTGATTTTTGGCTGTTACCCACGCCCGAAGATTTGCTGAAGCCGTGGGAAGACCGTGAGAAATATATCAATCTCGTAGAAGCCATCCCGATTGAAAAGCGCATAACGACCGTAACCGTCATGCGCGATAACGAAAAAATCGAACTAATCAAAGAGCGTGTAACAGCCTGCCAAGCCTATTACAAAACGCTTTTGAATCAATACAAATAAGGATTTTAAAAATGAGTATCGCCCAAAACCAAGCAGTAGCCCTTGCGAAGCAATTCAACATCCAAGGCGACCCGCAAGAGTTTGTGCAAACGCTTAAAGCTACCGCCTTTAAAGGCAATGCGACAGACGCGCAATTCAATGCCCTGATGATCGTATCAACGCAATACGGATTAAACCCGTTTACCAAAGAGATTTACGCATTCCCCGATAAAAACAACGGTATCACGCCCGTTGTCGGCGTGGACGGCTGGGCAAGGATCATCAATAGCCATCCACAATTTGACGGCATGGAATTTACAGCCGACGCGGAAAGCTGCACTTGCAAAATCTACCGCAAAGACCGAAACCATCCAACAACCGTAACCGAATACTTGGAAGAGTGTAAACGCAATACCCAACCATGGAACAGCCACCCGCGCCGAATGCTCAGACATAAAGCCATGATTCAAGCCGCGCGTTTGGCGTTTGGGTTTGGCGGAATCTACGACGAAGACGAGGCGCAACGCATTCAAACGACCGAAACGCCCAAAGAAGTAAAAGCAGACCCTGAGTTAGATAGCCTGATTGCTGACGGCGAGGCGGCGGCAATCAAGGGCATCGAGGAATACAAAAAATGGTTTACCGATATTGGTGCCGCAGGTCGTCTGAAGCTGGGCAGCGAGAATCATGAACGGTTTAAGCAAATTGCCGAAAACACTATCACGGCTGACGCAGTAGAGCAAACCAAACCCACACCGACAGAAGAGCAGTTCTCGGCATTGGTTGAAGCGGTGTCAACAGGCATGAAAGAAGTTTCCGAAGTGCTGGAAACCTACAACCTGACTGAAGAGCAAGCAGCGGAAATCAACGCCCTGTAAGGAGCCGTCATATTCGCAGTTTTCGGCAAATGCCGTCCCGAAGAAGAAAAACGGCGGCGGCTTGTGTATGACAAGACAGATGACAAATGGTACGAGGACAGCAGGAAATGGAAGCGGTTAAGCAACAGCCGCTACAAAATTAGCCCTGAGTATTCGTCTATCGAGACCGCCGAAGAGTTTATCAGGCTGTCAGCGGGTAATCCCGACATCCACATAGTTGGAATCAGGCAGGCGCAGGAAGTGAACGGGCGAACCGTTTGGAAGCCTGTCAAAACAGTTTTAAAAGGAAGCAAAAATGCTGAATAAAGTAATTTTAATCGGGCGTTTGGGCAAAGACCCTGAAGTCCGCCATATGCCTAACGGCGAAGCTGTCTGTAATTTCAGCGTCGCCACCAGCGAAAGCTGGAAAGACAGCAACGGACAGAAGCAGGAGCGTTCCGAATGGTATAACATCACAATGTATCGCCGCCTTGCTGAAATCGCCGGGCAATACCTGAAGAAAGGTAGTCAGGTGTATTTGGAGGGGCGTATTCAAAGCCGCAAATACACCGACAAAAACGGCATCGAGCGCACGGCATACGACATCATCGCCAATAATATGAAGATGTTGGGCGGTAATAGCCAAGCAACGCAGGAACAACCAAAACAAGTACCGGCCGCGCCTGTTGAAGATATTGATGATGACGTGCCGTTTTAGGAGTGAGACATGACGCAACAATTTAAATTCGGCGACATTGTAAGGTGCGAAGATTATCCGAAAATAGGCGTTGTTATAGGTCTAGAAGAGGATATTAATATAGCCGCAGTTGTATTTGATGGACTTTTTTACCCGCTTTACAGGAGCATAACAGACCTTGAGCTTATCCCACACCCTGACACCGTGCGGCTTAACTGGCTGTTAAAGAATGATTGTGCTTTAACAGAAAGGCTTTGTGATGAAGATGGCGATATTCTTGACACCCCAAATGCCGTTATCCAAAAGCAAGAAGACCATTTTGAGGTATTAGCCGCCACAAGTAACGACATCCGTGAAGCCATAGATGTTGCTATGGCACACATCGAAAGCAAACGATAACAACCACAGGCAGACGGCTTAAAACGTCCGAGCCGTTGAGAGGACGGCAATTAGCGAGGAAACAAAATGCAAACAGTAGCAGCAACAACAAAGCCGACGGCAAGCCAAATACTTGCCGCCAAGCGAGCAGCAAAAAAAACAACGCAGCAAGAGCGCGCACTGAAACGCGCTGGGGCAGTAAAAAACGTTGACCGAAACCGCCTATCCACTTTGTCAAAAGTGCAAAAAGAGAACATCGCCGAGATGTTGTCAGGCGTGAAAGTGTCAGAAGATGAAGCGGTAACGTGTAGCATCAAGATGTGGCTGTCGTTGCAAGATATGCGCTATGCCTGCAATCAGGAGTTAATCAACTTCGCCGAGCATATCATTAAGCAGTGTCAGCGGCTTGGCTTGTACTGCAACACAGACGACCCCGCGAACGATAAAAGCGTGGAGTTTGCCTGCCGTGAAGCGTCGCAAGCGGTCGCAAAATGGGCTAAAGATTTTGACGACCTTAGCCCGAATCAGCGTCAACTCGTGTTGCTCCCCCTGTCTAATCTCTTCGCCGCGTATGAAGAGTTTTTGAAAGACGCGCCGGTTCGCTTGATTGCCGAAGTATCCACATACTCAATCGCCGTCAGCGTTACCAAAAAATCCATGACGTTTTTGGAGCTTGATGGCGGTTTGATTTCAGCGGTTGATAAGGTCGTCAACGGTAGCGATTCCCGCGCGGAAGCCCGCCGCCTGAAGATGCCCTATGCCGAATTTACAGACCGAATCTTACACGCGGCAAACCTGCTTTACGATGTAGGCATACACGCAGATTCGGAGTTATCGGCGATGTACGGCAAGCCGCTGAATCCTGTACGCCCGCAGCGTATAGGCGACGTGCGGCAACCGATGATGAAAATGCTTGTTGCAAATAAGGGCGGCGCACTGGTTCAAGCCGTCAAGGATTCGGAAAACATTATCCGACATTGCGACAGCGGCACCGGCTTCAGTTGTTTCGACTGGACTAAGCATTTCAAACGCGCCGCAAACCTGATTGGACTTGTGCGACAGGAAGCAGCGGCATGAAAGAGCTAACCTATGGCAGCGTTTGCAGTGGAATTGAAGCGGTATCCGTTGCGTGGGACGGGTTGAATCTAAAGCCGATATGGTTTTCTGAAATCGAACCTTTCCCATGCGCGGTATTAGCGCATCATTACCCGACTATCCCAAATCACGGCGACATGACCACATTACCGGAGCGGATTTTGTCAGGCGAAATTGAGGCACCGGATATATTGGTCGGTGGCACACCTTGCCAGGCTTTTTCGGTTGCCGGTTTAAGAAACAGCCTGAATGACGAACGTGGAAACCTAACGCTTGTTTTTGTAAGGATTTTAAATGCAATCAACACTATTCGACGATGTTCCGGACTGCCCGACGCAGTCGTCCTATGGGAAAACGTCCCCGGCGTCTTATCAACACGAGACAACGCCTTTGGATGTTTTTTGGCAGCTTTGCTTGGAGAGTCCAAAGAGCTTGTCCCAACAGGGGGAAGGTGGACGGGTGCAGGGATTGTGC